GGAGCTAGTCTCCCCCATTAATCTGGGATAATTAGCCCTAGCGACTGACCCAGCAGACGCTTACCAAGACTCTAGGGCGAAACCTTTGGTAAGGAGGATATTTAAATGGCAGTACATTTTACTGGCCCAGTGCTTTACGCAGGTAAAGACGGACAAAGACAATGGTTTGAAAATCTACCAGTTGCAAACAATCCTGATTACTTAATGTATATGGATGATTTTACTGGTATAGCATTAGACACTACCAATGATTGGACAGTTATAAAAGACAGTTCAGCTACAGCTGCGCTAGGTGCGGATGCTGAAAATGGTACGTTAGTTTTAACTTCACAAGCAACTACTGATAATGACGGTGCTTCTGTTCAGGGTAACGAAATATTTGCGTTATCTGCTACTCGTGATATTTGGTTTGAAACTAAACTATTTATTACTGATGATGAAGGTAGTAATATGGATGTTTGTGTTGGTTTAACAGTGAATTTTGCTACTAACCCAGAAGCTATGTTAACCGCAGCAGATAGAATAGTGTTTCAAATAGATGACGATGATAGCAACATTGATTGTGTTACTGAAAAAGACGGAACAGCTACAACTACTGACTCAGGTATTGATATCGTAAGTGGTACATCTGTTACTTTAGGTTTTCATGTAAAAGGAACTGGAAGTGTTGAGTTTTTTGTAAATAGAAACAAAGTGGCAACACACACCGCTAATCTTCCTGATGATGAAAACTTAGCTATCGGTGCGATGGAATTATCTGGTTCTGCAACAGGAACCAAATCAATGACTATTGATTACCTGATGGCTGTACAAAACAGATAAAGGAATAAAAAATGGCTGAAACTAAAAAAGCCTCAAGTACGACTAAACCTAAGGTTACAAAAAAAAGTACACCCCTTCCTCCGAAGGGGAGTGCTGAATATAAATCTTTGGTTTTACAAGGCAAAATTAAAGAAAAATAGGAGGTCAACATGGCTGACGCTGTAGCCGTAACGACTATTGAGGATGGCCCAAGAAATGCCGTTTTTTATCTTACTAATATTAGTGATGGAACCGGTGAGGCTAATGTAAAAAAGATTGATGTATCGGCATTGTCTAGTTTACAAGACGGCACTTCCTGTACTGGTGTCAGGATAACTAAAATAACTTATTCTAATGTTGGTATGGGAGTGAAATTAACTTTCGATGCAACAACCGATGTATTAGCAATTCAACTACCTGCTGATTTATCAGATCAATTAGATTATAGCGATATTAGTGGTTTTCCTAACTACGCAGGTAGTGGTAAAACTGGAGATGTATTGCTAACCACGGTAGGTCACTCATCTGGAGATAGTTATAGTATTGTTATTCAATGTATAAAAGAATATTAGGAGCATAACGTGGCAACTTCAGGTTCGAGTGATTTTAATTTAGATATGGCTGAGATCACTGAAGAAGCGTTTGAGCGTTGTGGTCTTGAATTACGCACTGGTTATGATGCTAAAACTGCAAGACGTTCGTTAAATTTAGTTTTTGCTGATTGGGCTAACCGTGGTTTAAATTTGTGGACAGTAGAACAAGTAACGCAGACGTTAGCTAATTTATCTACTACCTCAGGTATATCTACTTATCCTATCGGTGCAATCACTATGACGGTGGCAGATAGCTCTAGTTTTAGTGTTGGTGAAACAATTACAGGTGGCACTAGCGGTTCTACGGCTAGTGTCATTACTAAACCTACATCTACAACATTTACTATTACTATTCCTAGTGGAGACTTTACTGCATCAGAAACTATCACTGGTTCGTCTAGCTCTGCTACCACAACCGTTTCTGCTAATCCTAGTTTAGTAGACGCACAATCAACGGTTGATTTATTAGAGGTTGTGATTAGAAGAGATAATACAGATATAAATGTAAGTAGAATATCAAGAGCTGAGTATCTTAATATTCCTAATAAAACACAACAAGGTAGACCAACTCAATATTTTGTAGATAGATTGATCACACCTACTATAAATTTATGGCCAACACCGGAGAACTCTACCGATCAATTAATTTTTTATAGAGTAAAAAGAATACAAGATGCTGATGCAGGAACTAATAATCCAGATGTTCCATTTAGATTTTTACCTTGCTTAGTAGCAGGGTTGGCATATCATCTTGCGGTTAAAAAATCACCACAAAGAATTGGTGTATTAAAAGATATTTACGAAGAAGAATTTGCTCGAGCTGCGGCTGAGGATGGCGAAAGAACTGCGCTACGTCTAGTTCCATCTTACTCATCATTAAATATATAATGGCTAATTTTGCTTCTGGAAAACACGCTTTAGGTATATCTGATAGATCAGGTAGAACTTATAAGTTGCGTGAGATGATTAAAGAGTGGAATGGACTATTAGTAGGAAAAGATGAGTATGAATCTAAGCAGCCTCAACTAGAACCCAGACACACAAAAGCTGATCCGCAAGCATTACGTCAAAGCAGACCAGACAGAACAGAACCCGCAGCTGAAGTTTTATTACCTTTTAATGGATTTAGAACAGGTGATAGTGGTTCGGCAGTAATTACCGTTACAGAGCCTGGTCACGGTAGAACGACAGGCGATACAGTTAGGTTTAGAAATGTAGAAAACTTTGATGGCTTTACAGAATCTGTAATAGAGTCATCTTCCGGATATTCAATAACAAAAGTGGACGCTGATAGCTACACGTTTACTGCTAGTAGCGGAACTGCTACAACGGGCAGTGTAAAAGGCGGTGGTGGCTTTGCTTCAGCAGGTCCAGTAACAGTGAGCGCATAACATGGCATTTACCTTTACAACATTAAAAACAGCTATACAAGATTACACACAAAATAGTGAAACTACTTTTGTTAATAATTTATCTAGATTTATTATTAATGCGGAAGAACGTATTTTTAAAGAGGTACAGTTAGATGTATTTCGTAAAAATGTCACGGGTGCTTTTACTAGTAATAATAAGTTTTTAACAAAACCTACTGATTATTTATCAACATTTTCGTTGAGTATAATTAACAGTTCTGAAAACGTATTTTTATTGCGTAAACATCCAACTTTTTTACAAGATTACACACCTAATCCAAACACAACAGGTATTCCACAGTATTATGCAGATTTTGATGAAACCACGTTTATTGTAGCACCAACTCCTAGCTCTGCTTTAACAGCGGAATTGCATTATTACCACAGACCTACCTCTATTACAGCCACAAGTGATGGTACAAGTTGGCTAGGCACTAACGCTGAATTAGCGTTGTTGTATGCTTCATTGGTTGAAGCATATACTTTTATGAAAGGTGAAGCAGATATGTTTCAAATTTATAATGCAAGGTATCAAGAAGCGTTAGCTTATCTTAAAAATCTTGGTGAGGGTAAAAATACTAGAGATGAATATCGTTATGACAAACTTAGAAAAGAGGTTATTGCTTAATGTTTAATCTTAAAGTTGAATCTAGTATAGGAGATCCTGTTGTTGCTACATCAAAAAATAGAGGACTAAACGCAGAAGAATGGGCTGATTTGGCTACAAATAGAATTGTGCAAATTTCATCTGACACACCAATGCCTTTACGAGAACAAGCTATTGCTTACAAAGGCCGTATAAAAAGTTTATTAACTGATTACTTTCGACAAGTTGCAAAAAGTGAACGATCTACTATCAAGGTTATTTTAGAGCAACAAGGTCATAGAGACATAGCAAAAAACATAGAGGATATCTGATATGGCAATTACATCTGCAATGTGCAGCTCTTTTAAAAAAGAATTATTAGAGGGCAAACATAATTTTTTAAATAGCGGTGGTGATACTTTTAAATTAGCTTTATATACTTCAAGTGCTAGTTTAGGTGCAGGTACTACAGCATATACTACCAGTGAAGAAGTAAGTGGCACGGGCTATAGTGCCAAAGGTAATACTTTAACTCGAATTGATCCGAGTTTAGACGGAACGACTGCAATCACTGATTTTGCTGACACCACTTTTTCAAGTAGCACTATAACAGCTAGAGGTGCATTAATATTTAACGAAGATACTACTGGCGACACCTCTGTTATTGTTTTAAATTTTGGTACTGACAAAGCCTCTAGTTCTGGAGACTTTGTTATTAGTTTTCCAGCGGCTAATGCCTCCAACGCTATAATTAGGATTGCCTAAATTAAGTGTCCATTTTAACAGGTTACGGTAGAGGTGGTTGGAATAGTGGCCCTTATGGCCAAACCGATACTTCTGTAAGCGTAACAGGTTTATCTGCCACAGGTTCGGTAGGCTCTGTCACTATTACAGAAGGCACAGGAGTCTCTGTAAGTGTCACAGGTTTATCTGCCACGGGTGCTGTAGGTTCTGTTACTATTACAGAAGGCACAGGTATATCAGTATCATTGACTGGGTTATCAGGAACAGGTGCTGTAGGCACAGTTTCGGTTAGTGGTGATGCAAATATAAGTGTTACAGGTTTATCTGCTACGAGTGCTGTAGGCACAGTTTCGGTTAGTGGTGATGCAAATGTAAGTGTTACAGGTTTATCTGCTACAAGTTCTGTGGGTTCTGTTACGGTAACAGGAGGCACAGGTGTATCGGTATCTCTTGAAGGGCAAGTTGGCACTGGACAAATAGGGGTTTTAATTGGTTGGAATATAATAAGTGACGCTCAAAATGTTACTTATTCAATCATAGATGATTCACAAACTATTACATATACTAATATTGACGACTCTCAAAGTGTTACTTATATTGCCATTAGCACTGGAGATAGTGTAACTTATTCAGAAATAACTAACACTGGTAGTACGATTTATACTGAAATAGATGATTCACAAACAAAGGTGGCATAGGACAATACAATGGCTAGTACATTTACAACGAATATAGGCATAGAAAAACCAGCAACTGGTGACAAAGCAGGTACATGGGGAACTATGTCTAACACAAATATGGATTTGATAGACGAAGCTACAAATGGAGTGGTAGACATTACTTTAGCGGCTACGGGTAGCTCAGGATCTCCTAATGATTTACCTATTACCAACGGCACATCATCAAATGGTAGAAATAAATATATTGAATTCAAAGATGGTGGAGATTTAGGAGGCACTGTTTTTGTTCAACTCACTCCTAATGATGCTGAAAAAGTAGTATTTGTAAGAAATAGTTTATCTGGTAGTAGAAGTATTTTAATTTTTCAAGGAACTTATGATGCCGCTAGAGATGTAGAACTATTAGCAGGTAAAGACTATATTTTAAAGTTTCCTGGTAGTGGCTCATCATCAACTGTTATAAATGTTTTAGAGAATATAGCTATTGCAAATGATTTAAGTTTGGTGTCAGACAGCGGTAAAATAGATTTTGGCGCAGATAGTGAAATTTCATTGGCCCATGTAGCGGATTCAGGTTTACAAATTAATATTGATAAGGCTGATGGCAACGCTGCTCCTGTATTAATTCTTAATAGAACAACTGATAGTCCCGCAGATGATGATGTGGGTGGTCAGATAGAATTTAAAATGGAAAATGATAATAACGAACAAGTAGATTTTGGTAAAATTTTCACAACTGCACTAGATGTTTCAGACAGCACAGAAGATGGGAAACTTACTTTACAAACTATCACAGCTGGTGCTGCTGTGAATAGTATAGAAACCACAGGCACAGCAACTACTTTAAATACAATTACTGATGATGCTAATGCAGGTCCAATATTAAATTTAAAAAGAACTAGGGGTTCAGGAACTGCTGCTGATAATGATATTGGCGGACAGATTGAGTTTTTAATGAATGATGCCAGTGGAAATGAAACTACAGTTGGTAGAATAAAATCTAAACTTACAACTGCCGCAAACGGTTCAGAAGACAGCAAAGTAATTTTTGCTTCAACGAATGGTGGCACCACTACTGATGTTTTTACTGTTTCAGGAGAAGGCACAGAAAACGCAGTTTTTCCAGAGACAGATGCTACTTTTGAATTAGGAGTAGGTGGCACTAATAAAAGCGTTCATGGAAATGATATTTTGAGTGCTTTAGGTTCTAATACAAATAGACTGTGGAAACAAGTTAATGCACTAAGACTGTATTTAGGCAATGCAGGAAACACGGAGGCTTCTGGAGCAAATCTTTTTATAGATGGTAGTACAAACCATATAATTTTAAGTTCATCTGTAGGTGTAAGTGGTGGAACTATAAATTTTATGGCTTTTCGTGCTAGAGGCACTGGGACTACTGTAGGAAGTATATCATCAGACGCAACACAAACACTTTTTAACACAACTTCTGACTATAGATTAAAAGAAAATATAGTGGACATGAGCGATGGTATCACACGTTTAAAAAAACTTGCACCGAAAAGATTTAATTTTAAAGCAAATTCAAGTCAAACAGTAGATGGATTTTTAGCGCATGAAGTTAAAGATATAGTTCCAAGTGCAGTAGTTGGTGAAAAGGACGCAGTAGATAGTAGTGGTAATATAGATCCACAAGGTATGGATCAATCAAAACTTGTTCCTTTACTCACAGCAGCTTTGCAAGAAGCCATAGCAAAAATTGAAGTGCTAGAAACTAAAGTAGCAGCATTGGAAGCAAAATAAATGAGTAGTAGTTTTACTGTAAATAATGGTCTAGAAAAACCAGCTGCGGGTGATCAGGAAGGTCAATGGGGCGGTACACTTAATACTAATTTTGATATTATTGACAGGGTTTTATCTGGGGTTGGTTCTGTTGCACTATCTGGAACTACTCACACTTTAACTACTTCTGATGGTGCTTTATCAGACGGTCAGTTTAAAGTTATAAATTTTACAGGTGCTTTAGGTGCTAACAATACTATTACCATAAGTCCTAATGACCAAGATAAATTATATTTTATTATTAATTCTACAACCGATAGTGGTAGTAGCGGTCCGTATTCTATAATTATATCACAAGGTAGTGGGGCAAACGTCACAATACCTAATGGCGGTTTTGATATTGTAATTGCTGATGGTGCAGGTAGTGGAGCCGCAGTTACAAGTTTGTTATCTAAAAAGATAACCACAGGTCAACTCACTACAACTGGCAACGTGCTTATTCCTGACGCAGGTACTATTGGTTCCGCTAGTGATCCAGATGCTATATCTATTTCATCAGGAGGTGTAGTTGATTTTACACAAGTTCCAACTTTTCCAAATGACACGATAGAAACTAATGATATTCAAGATAACGCAATAACATTAGCTAAATTAGCAGGTTTAGCACGGGGGAAAATTATAGTAGGTGATTCAAACGGAGATCCATCTGCTCTTGCATTGGGAAGTAATGGTCAAGTTTTACAAAGCGATGGTAGCGACTTAGTTTTTGGTGCTGTATCTGCTAGTGGAGGTGTAACAAGGAATTATATAAATAACCCAGAGTTTGGAGTTCATCAAAGAAGCAACACTATAAATGCTACAACACTTGGCACTCAAAACGATGATGGAAGCTATACTTTAGATCAATGGGTTCTGCTAAGTGATGGTGATGATATTGTAGATGTTATAGCCACAGAGAGTGATGCTCCAACAGGTTCAAAAAAAGCTATGGAGTTGGATGTTGAAACTGCTAACAAAAAATTTGGGGTTGTGCAATTTATTGAAAATGTAAATTGCGAGTCTATTATAGGACAGGAAGTAACATTAAGTTTTCAGGCAAAGGCTACCTCAAACCTTGACGGTTGTCGTGCAGCCATTATAGCTTGGGATGGCACTGAAGACGCTCCGACTAAAGATATCGTAAGTGCTTGGGAATCTGAAGGAACAAACCCAACTTTAGTATCTAATATGACGTATGAAAATACACCTGCTGATTTAAATGTTACTACATCTTTTGCTAAATACTCAGTAACAGCAACTATAGATACGTCAGGAGCAAAAAATGTTGCGGTTTTTATATTTAGTAATGTTACTGGCACGACCGCAGGGACAGATAAATTGCATATTGGGCAAGTACAGCTTGAGAAAGGCAGTTCAGCCTCTGATTTTGTCTTTGAGAGCTATACAGACCATGTACAAAGATGTCAAAGATACTTTCAGGGATATAATGTAGATGCCGCAGGGATAGGAACTTCAGCAATTTTTACTTCAGTCGGACACGCTTTTACAACAGCAGCTAGATTTAGAACTCCTTTAATTACCCCTATGAGAGTAGGTCCAACTCAAACATTTGCTAATATGAACATTATTGGTAAAACAGGTGGAGCAGTCACCTCAGCTACATATACTGCAAGAACAACTGATGAAAATGTGACTAGTATAGGGGGAAACTACAACTATTCAACTTTATCAAGTTTTAATTCACCTAATGGTACAAATGGTGCGAATCAGATTTTTGCATTTTTAAACACTAGTGGTTTCATACAATTTTCGGCAGAATTAGGAGTCTAGTATGTCTTACTCTGAATTAAAATATGTTAAAACTGAATATTTACCAGGTCAGTTTTCAACTTGTATCGTTGGAAAGAAAAACGGTTACAACGTAACAATTCCTGTCGTTTACAAAAACTCTGATTACATAAAAGTTATGCAATTAGTTGATGCAGGAGAACTTACTATTGCTTCAACAAATGGTAAATATATTTGTTTCGAGGATTTAACTGAAAAGGACGAAACTTAATCAATGAATGATGCAACAGAAAAAGTACATGAATTAGATGCAAAATTAGAAGCGCATGTAGCTCGTTCTGAAGAGCGAGATAAAACTGTATTTAACCGACTAGAAAATATTGAAAGAAATATTAGACAACATACATTTGCTTTGTTA